TGCCACTGGGTGGTGATCGCCTGGTGGACTGGTGGTGGTGGGTGCATTGTTGATTACGGCGTGGCTGAGGTAACTGGAACGGATCGAGCGCAGAACAACGAAGCGAGCGAGCCCATGATTTTCAAGGCACTGCTCAACTGGCGTGACGAGCTGCTATGCAAGCACTACATCGACGCGACTGGCACGAATCGCAGGATTGATTTCTGCATGGTTGATTCTGGCACATTCACTCAGGCCGCGTATGAGTTCTGCCGGCAGAGTCGCGGAGTGTTTCACCCGTCAAAGGGGATTAACCCGTACTACCCACGCAAGAAGTCTACAGACACTTGCTTAGCGTCAGCAAACTTGCACGCTCAGAAGTTCACATCGGAAGACATTTGGCTGTATGAGCTTGACACCAACCACTGGAAGCAATGGATACATGAGCGATTCTTGACAGCCACGATGGACGAAAACAATATGCTTCGGCGTGGCTCGCTTTCGCTATTCGAGCTTGATGGATACGAGAAGCATGGAAGCTACTCGCAGCATATTGCTGCGGAGGAACTGTTGACGGAGTTCAAAGAGGGCAAGGGAGCCAAGACTTACTGGAACGTCAAGAACGAGAACAACCACTGGTTTGACGCGACGTACATGGCAGCGGCTGCGTCTGAGGTATGCGGCATTAAGTTAATCGGTGGTCCAGAGGTGAGCGTCGATCCAAGGCATGTCGATGCAGACAAGCCGAAGCCAAAGCAAGTAACACCAAGGCAACACGGAAACAGCAGATTCCGCAGTCGTCCAGGTGGGTGGATTCCTAAGCGGAGATAGCATGAGAGCGAGTACAATGAGCAAGAAGCAAAGAATCAAGCAGCCATCGACAACGACTGTCGATGCAAAGCACGAAGCACCGGAGGCAACATCGATTGTCGCCGCACCTGAATCAATCAAGCCTCGACGGTTTTCACCTCGTCCATGCTCTCTATGCGAATCACGCAGAGGCGGAAAAAACTACAGTCGCGTCTATCACACGTCGGGCCGCGTTAGGTACTGCAAGTGCGATTTCTGCAATAACACTTGGACGCAGGCGGCTGATTTACCATAGCTGTAGTAATGACGCGCTGAAAGTCGTTGCCGCATCTGCTGCGGGTCGCCATTCTGAATGGTATGGACCCTGCAACACTTCTCGCACAAGTTGAAGCCGCTATCTCGGCCCTCGTTACGGGTGGCGCGAGTTCCTACTCTATTGGTAGCCGGTCTGTAAGCAAGCTCGATCTAGGCACGCTGTTTGAACAACGTCGACAGCTACAGATCGAAGTGTCGCGTTCGTCTGGTTCTGGTGCGTTCTCCCTCGCTAAGCTAGGGAGACGCCGTTGAACATTCTCGACAAGGCCATCGGTTTCTTCTCGCCTGCTACGGGACTTCGCAGGGCACAAGCTCGCAATGTGCTCCGCAACTACCAGGGAGCCGAAGCGAACCGCCTGACCAACCACAAGAAACCTAAGAATCAAGCAGCCGATACTGAGCTGATGGGACCATTCGGTGCCGATGCCCTGCGGGCCTGGGCTCGGGCTCTGGTGCGAGATAACGCCTACGCATGGAACGTGGTAGACACAATCGTCTCGAACGTAATCGGAAGCGGAATAACAGCACAGTCAACATATGAGACGCCAGACGGGGAAGACATCGAGGATGTCAACGACGCACGCGACAAGGCTTTCACGGAATGGTGCGAAGTTGCCGACATCAACGGCGAACTGACTTTCTCCGAGATCCAGATTCTGGCACAGCGTGAGATCGCGGAAGCCGGCGAAGTCCTAATTCGCTTCGTCAAGACACCTGGCAAAGAGTATCGCGGGATAACCCGTCCCGTTCCGCTCGCGCTCGAATTGATCGAAGCTGACAGGCTATCGCTTGAACGCGACACATTCGCAACTCGCCAGAATAAAGATAACGGAAACCGGATTATCCGAGGCATCGAGCTTGACGATAAAGGCAAGCCGGTAGCCTACTGGATCTATCCAGAGCACCCAAACAGCCCGTACTCGGTGCGAAATCAAGTCCCTGAGCGCATCAATGCCAGCGAAATTCAGCACCTGTACCGCAAAGACCGAGTTGGCCAGACTCGCGGCGTTACGTGGTTCGCTCCCATCATGTCGTGGATGCGAGATCTTGGCGTCTACGTCGACAACGAGATCCAAGCGTCTGCTGTTGCCTCATGCTTTGGCGTAGTCATAAAACGCACGTCACCTATGGGAAGCCTGATGGCTCCCGAGGGCGAGGACACCGTAGACACAAACGGAAACCGCCTATCTTACCTTGAGCCAGGAATGGTAGCCGAGATTGGCGTTGACGAGTCCATCGAGTGTGTCAATCCAGGCCGGCCCAACTCGGCTAGCGAGCCTTGGATAAACCTGATGCTGCGCGGCATCTGTGCTGGCACAGGAACGAACTACGAAGCCATCGCAAAAGACTTCAGCAAGACAAGCTATAGCTCGTCAAGAACGTCCAAGCTCGAAGATCGACCACGCTACGAACGCAATCAGAAGTACATGGTAAACCACCTTTGCTTGCCAGTATGGGATGAGTTTTGCAACGCAGCAGCACGCGCTGAGCTTGAGCACTTTCCGACATCCACCGAGCTACTCGAAGACCGCCGAGGAGTTGCACCAGTCGAATGGCAGCTACCAGAGCAGGAGTGGGTAGACCCGACCAGCGAGCAAACCGCTGCTCAGAACTCAATCGACAACTTCATGTCGACCTATCAGGACGAAGTTGGAGCACGCGGTGGATCGTGGCGTGCGAAGTTCTACCAGGCAGCCAAAGAGAAGCGTCTGCGGCTCAAGCTTGGGCTACTAAAGGCTGACGAGCAAACCGCACAGATGATGGCTGGCCAGACTGGTGGCGTTGGACCTGCTGACGAGATTGCAGCGGAACGCGAATCAGGAACCGGAGAGTGGATGGGCCTTAGCCGGCTGCAACTCAAAAACAACGACAAGGCACTTAACGACGTGCTCAGCGGCCTAGCAGACGGATCGATGTCCGTGGCTGTAGGCGAAGCTAAGCTGGCCATGATCGGCATGAGCCAAAAGAACATAGACGCCGTAGTCGCAGACGTGACCGATGGCATCATCGACAACCCGCCGCCAGAAGAATCGGAGGTGTCCGTTGTCGAATAAGAAAGGCCGGCTGAAACCGCTCAAGTGTGATTCGCTAGTGCTTCGTATGGTCGAAGTCACTGCACCCAGCCGCGCGGTAATCGCTACCGAAAACCCTGTGCAACGGTTTGACGAGGAATCCAACCAAGTCGTAGCCGAAGTGCTGCTGATGGATGGAGTCGAGTTTCGCGGCGGCCGCTCGCAGATCCCGATTGTTGACAGTCACGACGACACAACAGTCAGAAACATCCTCGGGTCAATCCAGCGATTGGCAGTAGACCATGCGACTGGAGAGCTGTACGGAGTTCCTGTGTTCGCTAGCGACGACGACGCACAGACCATTCAGCGGCGCATGAACGAAGGTCACATCACAGACTTCTCGATCACAGCACAGCCAATTGAATCAGTTTTCATTCCTCGCGGCCATGCGTATGTGACCAATCGCGGAGTGAGTATCGACGGACCAGCCATCATCCATAAACGCTGGCAACCTCACAACGCATCGATCTGTGCAACGGGTGCAGACGAACAATCCACAGTTCGACGGTCTTACACAGACCTAATTAGAAAGGTTAAGAGAATGGACGAAGCACTACTTGCACAGTTCACCGCACTTGGACTTCCAGACGGAATGACTGACCCAAATCAAGTCATGGCATGGGCTCTGGGGCAAATGTCTGCTGGTGCTGCTGAAGAAGCTGGCGAGCCGGCTGAGTCTGCTCCTGAGGTAATGCCAGTCGACGACTCGTCGCCAGTCATGAACATGGAAGGCGACCCCGTTCCTACTGAAGAAGAGGTAAAGCCTGTTGTAGAGAACTCTGTTTCTCGAAAGGCTGCTTTGGCTCTCGTCAGCCGAACATTGGCAAACGACCAAAAGCGACGCAACGAAATTCAAGCAGCGTGCAAACTCGCAAAGGTCGAACGCGCCTTTGCTGATGAACTGTGTGACAGCGGCGTTACTGTCGAAGTAGCCAACAAAAGGATTATCCATCGTATGGCAACCCAACCATTAGGCTCGTCGGTTGGTGCCGACGTGCGAGTCACCGAATCGAGTGACGACAAGTTTTACGCAGCCGCACGCGATGGGCTTATCACCCGCGCCAAGAGTGCTGCCAAGGTAAGTCGCAGCCTCTACGACGGCGACAAGCCAGCCGCAGGCTACGAAGACTTTAGCAAGCTCAGCTTGCTTCGTCTGGCGGGTGAGTTTATCAGCCGCCAAGGGGCCCCGATTGCCCGCATGACCAACAACGAAATCGCACTCGCTGCGATGGGCAACGCTCGCGTCTGTCGTCAGTACCGCATCCAGCGGTCGGATACATACCACACGACCGGCACGTTTGCCAACTTGATGCTCGACGCATCGAACAAAACGCTGTTGGCTGGTTACGAAGAAGCACCATACACCTGGACCATGTGGGCCCGCCAAGCCAACAGCGTCGAGGACTTCAAGGCAATAAACCGTATTCGCTTCAGCGAAGCCGGCAACCCAGAAGCGGTTCCTGAAGGCAAGAAATATCCCGAGAAGCCGATGACCGACTCGAAAGAGTCGTACCGCGTCGAGAAGTACGGGGAGATGTTCAGCGTGTCGTGGGAAACCGTCATTGGTGACGACCTGGACGCACTCAGCCGCATCCCTGCCATGCACGGCAACGCCATGCGACGCCTTCAAAACCGCAAGGTGTACGAAGTGCTGACCAGCAACCCAACGATGGGCGACAGTAATGCGCTGTTCAGTGCTTCGCACGCATCGGGAGACAACACTAGCGGATCGGCTGCGGCACCAGGTGTAGCCACACTAAACGCTGGCTTCCAGAAGATGATGCTGCAAAAGGGCCTGAACAGCGATGCTGTTCTCAACATATCCCCTCGCTTCATCATCGCTCCAGTTGCATACAGTGCGACTGTACTGGAAGTTCTTGGTTCTCTTTCTCGCCCTGAAGTTGGCGGAAGTGCGGCTGGGAACAGCAACACGCTCAACATTTACGGCCCCAACGGATCTCGCACGTTGCAGCCAATCTTTGACGCAACGCTCGACGGATCGTCAGCAACAACTTGGTACCTCGCCGCAGATCCTGGCCAAGTGGACACGGTAGAGTTGGCCTTCCTGCAAGGTGAAGAGTCGCCAGTACTTGAGTCGGAGTGGTCGATGGACACCGACACGTACAAGTACAAGATCCGCCAGACCTTTGGTGTCAAGGCAGTTGATTGGCGTGGGTTGTTCCGCAACTCGGCCTGATAGTTCACGCTCCGCAAGCCCAGCGGCCAGACTCCTCTCCTGGTCGCTGGGCACCTTTTCAAACTTCCGATTTTCAAAACGTAGTGAAATCAAACTTAGAAAGAGAACGAAATGGCTGGTATTCAAGACTTTGCAATTTTCGAGGATGACTTCTTCGGAGCCGATACATTCACGACTGCCGGCCAGGGATCTCCCTGGGCAATCGCTGATACAAGTTCCTCTGGAACTCCAACATACGCCACAGTAAGCCCATCAGCTACTGGCGAAGTTGCATTGACACTCGCTTCCACAGGCGAAGTCGAAAACGTCTGTTTGTCCTTTGGTGACAAACTGTGCTTCGACATCGACAACATTCAGCGATTCGAGGCCCGCGTCAAAGTCGACGCGATGCTGACTGGCACCGAACTTGTGTTCGGCCTTGGTTCCGCACGCAACGACACCACAGACAGCGTTGCCAACAACGCTTGGTTCAAGATGGTGACGGCTACTTCAACCACGGCTGTCGTTGTTGAAACCGACGACGGAACAACCGACAAGGATGACATCGCAACTGGACAAACGCTTTCGACGACCTACAAGAAGTTCGTTATCGACTTCACTGGCGGAAAGTCGAACGTCAAGTTCTACATCGATGGCTCCCGCGTGGCAGCGTCGACAACCTTCGACATGAGTGCAGCAACCAGTTCGCTCCAGCCAATTGTCCAATTGCAAAAGGCATCGAACACGAACGTGTCGGCTGTAACCATCGATTACATCAAGGTAGTTTGCAAGCGCTAACCATGACGCTCCACGATCTCATTGTCTCCGATGCTGTGACGGTTTTCACTAGTACGGATGACTTCGCTGAAGTCATCACGTACTATCCACACCGTCACTATGGTGAAGCGGCAAGAGATCCACGGAGCATCAACGCAGTCGTCTTTCGTGAGCAGATACAGGTGCTCACGCAGGACGGCGACCAAGTAGCACCTGTCTGGCAAATACACGTTGCCAACAGCCTGACGCTTGGCATCACCAGCGAAGAACTTGACTTAGGCGGGGACCAATTGGAGTTTCCGCCGCGCGACGGAAAGACAGCCAAGCGGAGAACTATTACGCAGTTGATTGGCCACGATACAGGAATGTTGATACTCGAATGTCGGTAGTTTCCCAAGCAAGACCAGTCAGCGAACGCATAGCGTGCGAGATATTCGACAGACTGCAATTGCTGGCTGCTCAGTATTCGGTTTACACGCCTGTAAGCGAAGTCATCAGACCGACACGGATGGGAGGCTATACGCCAAAGCACCTGCAAATGGTGCTGACGCAAAACGATCCCGAAGTAGATAGCGAGCTTGGATGTCCAGGCAATCCGCCTGCAACAGCGTTCAAGATCCTATTCAACATTCGCTGTCATGTGATGCCCAGCGAAAAAGACATAACTGTCGTCGATGAGATTATAAATACATTCGATGCAGACGTTGTTCGTGTCATCACCGATCCAGACCTGTTTGGGACTCAGTGGCACACGATGGGAGACCTGGCTATCGATGCAGAGTTTCAAACACGCGAATCGATTGATTCAGACGGCAGTTTTGCCGGAACTAATATCCCGCTGTTGGTCACCTACCGAACAGACGAAAACAACCCATACAACGTAAGAGCGTAAGTCATGGCACTATCCGCAACAAACATCGACGGCAAGGCAGTTGCAACCGCAACAGGCGGAAGCGAACATTTGACGCTTGTTCCAGGTCGCAGCTACCTACTGTCATTTAGTTCCGCTGGAGCATTCGTTCTTGACTTACAAGTCCTAGCTGGTGACGGCGCAAGCTGGGACGATGTTTACGATGGGACAACACAAGTCACTATTGACAGTTCGTCTGGTGTTCAAAACACAGTTGTTGTTGCAGGAACATACCGTATGGATGTAGGCACCTACAACAATCCGATCACGATGTGGGCTCGGGAGGTCTAGTGAGAATCACCATAGACCCAGGCCAGATCGCTGCAATGAAGAAGGCGATTGAGGACACAGGCCGAAGTCTGCGGAAAGAGCTAGCTGTAGCCTGTAACGCGACCGCAGCAAAAGGCAAATCGATCATTGCAAAACAGATTGGCAAAGAGCTTGCGACACCGCAAAAAAACATCAGGGCAACGATCTCACAGAGCAAAAAAGCGAAAGACACTGACATCAGCGCAACGCTCGAAGTCAGGAAAGACAGACGCATTTCATTGAAAGAATTTGGAGCGAGACAAACAAAAGCTGGCGTGAGTTACAAGATAAGCAAGAGCAAGGGCAGAAAGACTGTTCCAGGTGCGTTTCAAGGCCCGAAGCCTGGATCGATCAACGTGAGGACGAAGGGGAACGTGTTCAAGCGAGTCGGAAAGTCACGTCTGCCAATTGTCAAGCTAATGGGGCCGTCTTCCTGGGGCGTGTTTGTTGTCGGAAAGAAACAGGGTCCAAGCGTTCCAGATATCGAAGCCGAACTCAAAAAGCAGATAGACCGCAGAATCAGATTCATTGCACTCAAAGCTAGTGGAGCTATTTGAACCACGTAGCACCGGCTGGTGGAGGTGGCCACCAAAGCCAGTCGGACTTTTTACTTTGCTCATTCGCTACGTGGAGAAGCGGCTGCAGCAATGACAATACCTAAGCGTCTGCGAGTCCTCGCGGCCAAGATCGAATCTACGATAGGAACAGCAGAAGCACTGTCTAGCTCTGACGGTGCCATGAACGTCTACGGTCCAATGATCCAGGCTAACGTGGAGATGGAAGAGCGTGAGGGTCAAGGTGGTTTCGGCTACCTGCCAAGTGTGGCTGGAGCGCGTACTGGCGTGGCAACATTCCGCACCTATCTTGAGTGGGACGGTACTGCAACCGAGCCATCTTGGGCCGATACATTCCTTCCTGCCTGCGGGTGGGTTAAGTCTGGTCAAGTCTATACGCCACGCAGCGAGGCCCCTGGAAGCAACGTCAAGACTCTCACAATTGGCTGCTACGTCGGCGGACTATTCAAGTCGATTGCTGGTGCGATGGGCTCGTTTGTAGTGACTCTCCCTACAGGCAAGGCCGGCTATATCGACTGGACATTCACAGGGGTTTGGCAACCACCTTCAGACGTTGCCATCATTGCCCCGACCTATCCGACACCCAAGCCGCTCAAGTTCTCTGGCGGTCTAGCGGAATGGAACGATGTCAACCTCTGCGTCTCGCAAGCCACCATCGACAGCGGCAACGAGGTCGTCATGCGTGAGTGCCCAACCACCGACGCCGGCTACATCTCGGCCATCGTCACCAATCGCAAACCGAAGATCACCGTTGACCCAGAAGCGGCCACGGTCGCGGCCCAGGATCGCTGGGGCGCTTGGTTGGCCATGACCGAGTATGCACTTGAGCTTGACCTGGCCGGCCCTGCTGGTGGCTCGACAGACGCGGTACTCAGCTTCGACGCCCCCAAGGCCCAGATCACCAACAACCAAGAAGGCGACCGCAAGGGCTTCGTTACCGACCAACTGGAATTTGCGTGCAACAAGAACGGCGCAACTCACGACCAAGAACTATCCATTACCTTTACGGCCCTTACCTAATGCCAGTCTCGCTCGAACCGAATCAACGCTTCCCAATCGTGCTAGATAGCGACATGGCTAAGCCGGTCGCAGAGCGTCCGACGTTTTTCGTCGTGTCACTGTCGATGCGTGAGCAAAAGACGCTTTCGACCGCGATGGACGAGGCGATTGACTACACCAAGACAGCCACCGAGATATTCGACGCAACCTGCGAACTACTCAAAAAGTATCTCGTCGGCTGGTCGAACATGGGACCACACGTTTATCCCGAGGGCGACTTGCAAGAGTTCCTGTGCCATCGCGAAGCCAGAGAGTTGTTGACCAAGCTGATGGCCAGTTCTTACGTCAGTTTTGAGGAAAAAAAAAGCTAAGGATCGCAGCCAACATTAGGCAGGGGGAATTGTGCAGGGCATGTACCGACAGTCAATGCAGAGACGCCGGCAGCGAATCCGAGCCAATCGAAATCGAGTGTCCAGCCTGCGACGGTCACGGATGCCAGCAGTGCGACGAGGGAAGCGTGAGCGTCACGACTTGCCCCAATCGGTACTGCCGGGAGATGGCCCCGCTAATAACGCTCAGTGAGTTGTTTTCCAAAGGACTGCCACCCGTAGCGGGAGGCGTCCTGGATCAATCGGCGTGGTTCCTGCAAGCCTCGCAAATACTTGAACGCGACGAAGACAAGATTCGAGCCGAACGCAATAACCGACCATGACCACACCATCAGCCAAAGTAGTAATCGACGCCGAGGATCTCGCCTCGAAGAAGATTGCAGACGCTGCGCGGAAGATTGAACAGAACATCAAGTCGATCAAGGACACTGGCCGCAACGCCAAGTCGTCCACGGAGTTCATTGGAACGCTTGCTAATCAGCTAGGTGGCACTCAGTTTGGTCAATACGCTGGACAACTCGGGCAACTTAACGAGAAGATCTCGCAATTCGCGGAAGTGTCGAAAGCTGGCGGCGCTGGTGCACTGGCGTTCAAAGCCGGTCTGGTGGGCGTGGTTGGCGTCCTATCGTTCAAAGTTGGCCAAGCTATTGGCGATGCAATCTTCCAAACCAAGCGCTGGAGACTCGAACTAGAGGCGGCAGAAGAAGCGGCCAAGAAGCTATCCAGTCAAGTCGAGCGTGCCGCCGGAGATCGCTTCGGAGGCCAGGTTAAGCAGATTGACATGCTAGGCGATCCAGACGCGCAGAAGAAGGCTACCGAAGATCTACTAAAGCAGATCGACAAGGACATTGAAGCTAAGGCCCGCCAGCTTGATGAGTACCGCGAAAAGGTGATGAAGGTCGAAGAATCGTGGATTCCGCTGGGGGATCTCGGCCGCTCGATTCACGAAAACAACAAGCTCCAGGTTCAAGAAGCGGAACGACTGAAGGAGCTTTTCAAAGAGCAGGCATTGGAACTTCGCAAAAAACTGGTGGCCGACGAGGAAGCGTTGATACTTCAGGAAAAGCAAAAAGCCGCTGCGGAAGAACTTGCACGCAAGAAAGAGCAAGAGACCAAGCTGGCCGAAGAACAGAAACGCATTGCAGCCGAGGCAGAAAAGGCCAACAACAAGCGGATTGCAGAGGCAGAGCGCATTGCGTCCCTGCGTCAGTCGGAACTTGACCGACTGAAAGAAGAGAAGATCTTACTCACCGAGGGTGCTGAAGCCGCTAAGCAGTTTAGCCTTGAGCGTCAGGGGCTTGATAAGGATTCAGCCGGACGCATCGCCGCGGCACAGGCAGAGCTTGAAGACCTAAAGAATGATAAGAGCGGCCCCGATAGCGTTTCCATCGGTTCCCAGGCTGTGCAGTCCCGGCTGCTTACTCGAGGTCCGGCCGAAAAGGGAATCGACAAGATTGGTAAGAACACTGAGCAAACAGTTCAGCGTCTCGACAGCCTGATACTTCAGATGGACAAGTACAAGACACCACCACAACTGGAGGTCGTAGGCTAATGGCTGCTGGACCTGCTCTAGAAATGTGGTCACGTCAATCTGGTTCTGCCGAGAGCCCAGACGGCAAGCAACGCATCCTTACAATGCAGCGGGCCTTTACGGTAACGCTATCCGCATCCGATCCGCTCGAAGTGGTCTACACCGCTGCGGGCTTACCGCTCGTCAATGACGCCTACCCTGGTACGTTCTTCGTTATTTGCCGCTCACTATCTCCGCAGCGTGTCTCGCCAATTATGGCTGTCGTAACAGCCAGCTATTCTGGTGAGATTGGCCCAACTGATGCAACGTCATCACCAGCCGACAACGAGACGGTTATCACTTGGCGTAACGCAACTACAGACGAAGCCATCGATCAGGATTGGAACGCAAAACCAATTGTCACGAAGAATAACGAGCCTATCGAAGGCATCACCGAACGCATCGCAGACCAAGTAGCAACCATCGACAAGAACTTCCTGTCGATCAACATGTATGCCATTCGCCAGTACCTGAAATCCACCAACTCAGACACGTTTTTGGACTGGCCTGCTGGTACATGCCGGCTCATGGAGTACAGCGCGACCAACGTAATCTCTGACAGCTCGGCAGGATTCTGGAAAGTCTCAGCTACGTTCCAGTTTCGCGAGCCCTACAACACCACAGCCGACAAGGCTTGGTACAAGCGAGTTAGGCATGAGGGCTTCCTGGTGCGCGACTATGCCGGCGACGATCCGCACATTGCCTGGGACGAGAAAACAAAGACTCCTGTAACCAAGCCCATCTTACTCAAAGAAGATGGCACGCGCGAAACAGATCCAGACTCAGCGTATTGGCTGGAGTTCCAGACATTGGGATCGCTACCTTACAACGCACTAGGACTCATCTAAATGGCAGACATATCGATCACCGCCGCAAACGTAGCACTCGGGGCATCGACCACACCAAACAAAGTAGTTCAGGTCGGGGAATCCGTCACCCAGGGTATGCCGCTCTACCTGCACACGGATGGGAAGTGGTATCAGTGCGACGCCAACGACGGGGTGGCTAAGGCTGTAGTCGGAGCCATCGCCCTCACGTCCGCTGCAACCAATGGATACGCACTGGCAGCCATGCCAGCCACCACGCCAGGCCGATCGATGGTCAATCTAGGTGCCACTCTGGCTGTCGGCACAGCCTACGCAGTGAGCGCGACAAAAGGGGCCATCGCGCCAATCGCTGACATAACATCAACTCAGTTTGTGTCGGTGATCGGTATTGCAACAACCACTGCTCTACTAGACTTCCAAGTCTCCATATCGAACACAGCCAAGGCGTAATCGATGACGCTGGGTGTATTCAAAAAGGAAACGTCTGAACTAATACTGCATGTTGTGCGGTATCTTGTGGAATCTGGATTCGTAATACAACAAGCAGGACGGCAGCAGCAATTCATTCCACCCGATGCCCCCATCTACGTCCGCAACGACTCCGGCGAAGAGATCCCAGCATTTGCTTGTATGCAGACAAATGGATCGATTGACGCTGGTGGTCAGAACTACATCAAAGTCGTCAAGCCAGTCGACGACACGGGCACAGCCGGAAAGTATCTATTCAACTCAATCGCCCCCATCGAGATCGGTGGCTACGGAATCGCCTACGCCGGCCCGCTGGTGCGAATGCTCACCGATGGCTCAACCGTCACCTGTGGAGACCAATGGCAACCAGATATTGGGCAATGGGCTGTTACGACTGGTGGCGAACTATTCACAGCGGCCGGTGCAGATGACATCGGAACGAATGTTATGCGTGCCTTCATCGGCGGCGCGTCGGGGATTGGTCGCATTGAGTTCGTAATCACATCAGCTACCACCATCAGCAACACAAGTTCACCATACGACGGAATGCGAGAGCTTACAGTGACCATTCAAAGCCCTTCATGCAATCGCGCTAGCCTGTTAGGTGTTACTGGCGTGAAAGTCTACGAGCACGACACGCAATGCTTGACCACAGGAGAGACCGACGAAGCACTAGTTGGCCGCAAAGGGTGGGCATACGAAGGCATCTTTCAAGACCAATCCAGCGGAGCTTCCCCAGGCGATGCGACTCCATGTCACTGGGTACTCGACGGCCTTTGCTGCCCATAAGGATCTACGATGGGTGGAAAGCACAATAAATGCTGCTGCAGCGGATGCATGATTGCCGAGGACTCGTTCAACCGAGACGGATCGGATCTTGGCGCACATTGGACCCAAGAAACTGGCGAGTGGATAACCGTAGCTACTGGGCCCTGGGAGGATGGCTACGCAGAGTCTCAGGTGGATGGTGCAATTGCCATAAACACAACTCCGCACCATGTTCCAGACGAGTCCATGCACGTCTACATGGACATAATCGGCGAGGTCAACAACAGCGGCGACAAATACAGGGTGATAGTAAATGCGGTCGATAAGAATTCGTACCATTTTGCCGAGTATATCCGCAACGGCACGACGGATTCCGTTCTTCGGCTTGGCATCAGTTCGAGCGGAACCGATACGATCCTGATCAGCAAGGTGATCACAAGTATCACAGACCCAATCGGCGAGCCTCGGCGCATGTACTGCAGCATCGCAGACAATGAGTTCTGCGCGTCGGTATCGCACTCGATCTATTCGTTTGTCTACATCGAAGAAACGCCAATTGCACTGGGATACAAAGCCGGCATGGGTGCCGATGTCGATTGCCAGATCTGCTACTGGTACTTTTCCGAGCACGCACAGACAAAAGACGGTTGCCCGCACTGCCTCTGCAATTGTGAAACAAAGTACCTTCCACCAGTGCTGAATGCACACCTGCAAGGCTCTGGAGCAATGTCTGCACTCAATTGCGACATTGAACTCAGATGGAACGACACAGCCGGCCAGTGGCAAGGCACAGGGACATGCTGCGACCAGGGATGGGACTTGCGGTTTGACTGCCCGACAAGCGGATCTGGATTCGATGTCAACACCGCGCAGCTCAATGTGTTTACCGGCTGCACAAACTCGGATACGACCAACACTGGAGCGGACTACATTTCAGCGGGCCGGAGATACGCCAATTCGTCATCAACCTGCACTCCAATTAGTTTCGTTTTTGGCGTATTCAATGTACGAACAACCGATCTGGTTTGCGCCTGCCGAAGTCCATTCACTGGCGACGGCACCTATACAGTCACGGTGACACTATGACCGACTGCACATGCCCCATAGCCGGCTGGTGTGATCGCCACAAGATCGACAAGGGTGAGCACTGGCATAAGCTCTGCCGAGAGCACAGCGACTATCGTGCGGCATGGGACCGGGGAGCAGGGCCTGGACAAACAGAGAAGCTGGCAGCCAGGGTAGAGAGACGTGCGAAAGTTGTTGCCGCGCGAGAGAAAACAGAGCGTCTGATATGCTGGATCAAATCGTGCCGTCAACCAGGAGATGATGGAGTTGGCGACACGGCCAGCCGGCTGCGAGCTATGGCCAGCCGGCCGTCCGAGATCCACACGCTGATCAAAATGCTTATGCAGCAGTGTGACTGCAAGCCGGCTGATGCTGTGGCGCGGCTGAATGAGCAGTATCATTACCCTGGTTGATCTGTGGTTGCCTCGGATGAATCAGACTCCACATCCTCCACCACCACCGCCACCTCCTCCAACCTCTTCATGTGCTGCTTCGTGGCGTCCAATATCCTTTCCTCAATCTCATCCGCAAGACTTCCCCCAACGCCCTTCGGCAGCACACTCGCCAACGGCTTATGGGCAATGCCGGCCTGGGCCCGCAATTCTTCCAGATCACCCAGGGTAGGTGCCAGGCTGATAATCGCTTCGGCTTTCTTCGGACCCAACCCAGCAATGCCCTCGATGACCTGCGACGTCGGCACCAGCCGCCATGACTGATCAGCGTTGGCATCATCCACCTGGATTGCCGATCGCTCGCCACCTTCGGACACAGCCTTGGCGATAGCGGAAGCCGGCTGGGGATAGCTTGGCCCGCGGCGGATAAGGTTTTTTAGATTCTGCAAAGCGGATTTTTCATCAGCCTTGGCCTCTTTCAACTCAATTTCCAAATCGCTGCGCTGCACAACCAGGGAGAAGTGTTCTTCTTTGGCGGCGGACACCTCGTTTTTGTGAACGAGTTCCGCAAGGTCGCATCGCTCGTGGAAGGCTATCGCCTCTTGCGGATTGTCTAGGATCGATTGCGGGCATGATGGCCGACGCGATTCTGATTCAATCACAGCCAGGGTAGTGGAAGCTGAAGGCACCTCTCCCTGGTTGTCGGAGATCCCGTCCGCGTCAGCCTCATTAGCCTCGCCGTCAAACGCATCCACGGAAGCCGGCTCCACTTCCACTACGGCCTCGTTGGCCACACCACTCCCGCCATCACCATTAACGATCTCCGCAGCGTCCGTGGTCTCTGGTAGGGTCGATTCTTCAACGTCTGCGTATTCGATTTCCATTGCCATTTTTCAATTCCTTTTTTCTAGTTAGTCTTTTTGGTTAGCTTTTCGTTCACAAATGATTCTATGATACGGCCCATTTCATCGTGCCGCCGTCGTTCCGGTTCGGTCATTTTCTCGTATGCCGATCCTTGCTTCCACTCCTCCATAACGTGCGATATGTCGCGAAATGACATTTTGTTTTTCCTACTGGCTATTCGGGTCATATCGTTCAAGCAAAATGTTGGCATGCGCAAGCCTAGCAATGATTGCCGCTGCATTGTGATCGATGTCTTCACGCTTTAACGATGGGTTGGCCATTTCTTGTATTGCATTTGCGATAATTTTCACCGCTTCTGCATGTAATCTTGCGTCATCAAGCAATTCACTCATTGTTTTTCAACTCCATTTCCTTGATGGTGTCAATCAACGCTCGCATTATTCGCTTAGCTCCAAACACCGCACTAAACATTGCCCCTACACCAAAAGACAATATGCCAAGACCAACCCCTTGTGCTGCAGTGAGTGCCAGTAGGCCTACGCCAAACCCAACGCATCCGAAAATGATGCCAAACGAAAAGCAAATAACAAAAAACACAACGACCGTTTTGTCTGGTTCGATTTTCATAATTACCCCAATTGATTGACGCACACAACCTAGACCAATTCCAACAACTCAGCCGCGCTCAAACCATCACCCACCAGCACCTTCCTCCTGGCTGACTCACGCCGGATCACCTTCAAATTCTTCTCCCACCACCTATGCAGAAACCAGTACGCTGACTGCTCGGCCAGCCCCCTGCCATCGCAAAACATCCACGGCACTCGGTAGTCCTGCTGGAATGCAAGCACCGACCGGAACAGTATCTTGGCGTTTTGCTGCCGAGTCTTCTTGCCCCATTCCGGCGCATGCAGCAGCAGATCCGCCAACGAGCATTCGACCAGAACCATCGAGCACTCCACCTGGCTGAGGTTTTGCAGTTCCTTCTCAAACCTCATCCTGTGTCCATCAGTAAACCCGAGTATCGTTGATTGGCAATCTTCCATAGACTTCCGCTCAATGTGACAGCGCCCAACACCGCCCACCAGGGAGTAGTCACCCAGCGAGTCTGGGTGCCGGCCCAGGCAGCGATACTCAATATCAACAGCCAGGGAGGTGTAATCCTTGTCGGCGTCGGATCGTAGGCCAGTGAACGAGTACGGAGCTTGTTCGGCGGTGTCTACTATGATGGTGAATTGTGTCATGTGTGCCGGCTTTAGTTGTCTGTTCCGGTGAATCTTTTCAGTTGTGGGACACTTCCATTTGATTGCCGATACGACTGCACAAGACCAGGATTCGCCAGCAGATTTGCAAACGGAGTTTTGTTCAATACACCAGTGTTGGCATCGCAGTGCAAGTAGATCTGAGTAGTACGAATGTCGGAGTGGCCCATCATGGATTGCAGAGTGCGTATGTCAGTACCGCACGAAACCATGTGTGTCCCGAAAGCGTGGCGCAGTACGTGCGACGAAACACGCTTGGGAATCATTGCCTTCCGCGCGGCACTTCGAAGGTTCTTGTTGTAGTTGGATGCATCCATGTGATGCCTTGCCATCGTTCCACGATCAGGGCAACGCGAAATCTGATCGCTTGCAAACAAATAGAACCAAGTCCAATCAGTTGCAGCACTAGTGCACTTGCGACCAAAGGCATACGGCAGCGAAACACCAGGCTGGTTGTCGCGGCGATCTGATTCATAAAGCACTCGCATCGATTTCATTTGCCACCTAACTGACTCATGCATTTCTTTGGGAAACACAGTTGCACGATCCTTCGCACCCTTTGCAGATCGCACAATGATCTGCTCTCGATCGAAATCAAAGTCTTTGATCCGAATCGAAAGCATCTCACCAACTCGCAATCCACAAGCAGTCTGCAATTGAGCCCCAACCAGCGGAACTGGCTGAAGATTAGCAAACAACTGCGTCAGTTCAGGGATGCTCAAAAACGTTGGCATACGCTCTGGCTTGCGTGCCCTCAAGGCGTTGATGCCTTCGAAGTTTCGATCAAACATTACTCGATAAAACGTCAGGACTGACTGCAGTGCAAGGTTTTGCGTAGACGGAGACACGTTCAATCGCAGAGCCATGAACGTCAACCAGCTTTCAATATCTGGCTTGCCCAATTCACTTGGATGCCTCCAGCTACCATCTGGCCTGCGGCAATGCCGAATGAACCGTTCGACCCAATGTCGATATGTTTTGCGAGTCGAAATAGGAGAGCCTTTCACTCGCATTTTCACATTGAAATCATCTAGTAGTCCCATGCTGTCACACTCTGCAATTATCAGGCACTCGGAATTATCAAGCCTCCATTCGTAAATATCATGCATCCTTGATGTGTAATAAGTAGTT